GCATCAGCCACGACCGGAAACCGATCAGCGCGTCCGGGTCATCGGACTTTGCCGCGTGGCGCGACCGGTCCTCGGTTTCCGCGGCGCGCTCCAGCGCCGTTTCCTCGGCCCGCAGGCGCTGTTCCGCCTCGATCTTGGTGGCCAGGCCTTCGGCACGCGCCATGAACTCCGAGAACTTGCTGTTCTCTTCGTCGGTCATGCTGCGCTTTTCGGCCTCTGCCGTGTCGACGATGCCGCGCGCATCCTCAACCGCCTTGACGCGCTCCTGGCGGAGCGACTTGAGATCGACAGTCATGTGTGTCTCCTTTGCTGTCGGTGGGTGCCGGGCCGCTCAGACCAGGCTTTCGGCTGCGCGCAACCGCGCGCGATACAATGTGAAATCCGGCGCTGTCTCGGCCTTGAAGGCATCCAGGCTGCGCAGCGCCGCCTCGGTCTGCGGATAGGCGGGGAACGCCACCGGCGAGACCTCGATCAGCTCGACCAGTTCCAGCGTCCGGATCACCGCCCCGTCCTGGTAGTCCCAGTCATCGCGCAGCGTGCGGAACCCGAACGACATCTGGGTCACGTCGCCGCGGCGCACGCTCTCGACCATCCAGCCCGCACTTTCCGGCGGCTCGATCTCGACCAGCAGGCCGCGCTCATCCTCGGACAGGCGCAGGGTGCCCGCCGTGCTGCGCCCGATCACATGGTTGGAATCGTGGTTCCACAGCGCGCGCACGTCCTTGTCGCCCGCCCCCTTGAAGGCACCCGGCGCGATGATCTCGCGAAACCCGCCCAGGTCCTCGGACATTTCGTTGAAGACGGCCGCATATCCGCGAATGACCGGCGATTCCTCGCCCGCCATGCGCAGATCGGCCGCCGGCATGTACCGGCGTTCCGCTTTCATCATGTTCTCCTGTGTCAGTCCTGACCGTCGGCGGCAGGCGTATCACCCAGCAGCACGCGGTCGATGATGTCGGTCGGCGCGCTGGCCGACTGGACGTAATAGCGATCACCGTCCGGAATCGGGTTCATGCCTTCCATCCGCCGGATCTCGTTGGCCGAGATCGCGCCGGTGTAGAACAGCGCGCTGTACAGTTCGGCGCGCGCCTTGGCGTCCCCGCGCAGCAACCCGCGCATGTTGAACTCGACCGAAAACACCTGCCGGTCGGCGGCGGTCAACAGCCACTGTTCCATCCGCGCCTCGATGCGCCTGACCCAGGGCAGCAGCGTGTCTGTCACGAACTCGATCGACTGGTGCTCGATGTTGGAGAATGTGGCCTTTTCCAGGTCGCCGATCTTGTGCGGCTGCACCCGGAAAATCCGCGCAACATCGCGCGTCGACATGTTCATCAACTCGACGAACTGCGCATCCTCATTGCTCATCCCGATGGACATCCATTCGAGACCACCGTCGAAGACCGCCATGCGACCGGCGTTTTCCGGCCCCTTGTGGCGCCGCTCCCAGGACGACAGGATCTTTTCCGCCGCCTCGTCCGAAATGTCGGTCGGCACCTTGATCCCGCCCTTTGGCGAGGCGCCGTTCGACATCAGGTTCAACTGGTATTTCCGCGCCGCCAGGGACAGCGCGATGCTTTCGCGGTGGATCGTCACCGGTGACAGGCTGCGGCCATCGGCCTGCACCTTCCACGGCAGGCGGAACACGTCGTCATCCGCCAGGGTGACCGCGCCAGAGCCCGAGGCCCACTTGTACCGCATGGCCCCGTCGGGCCGCATTTCAGGCTGCACGGCGGCAAAGTCCAGCGGCATCAGCGCGGTGATCTCGCCGCGGTTGTTGCTGATCACCCGGGAAAAGGCATCGCCGCGCAGGGCTGTATTCTGCACCTGCCACTCCAGCCACTCGACCCCGGTCATGTGCGGACAGATCCGCCCGGTCAGCAGCGCGTGCAACGGGTGGTCCAGCGCCTCTTTTCGCACCTCCCCCTGGTCGCCTGCCGTGCGCCGCCAAACGGTCAGCGGCATGGCCGCAATGCTCTCGGACAGCACGTTGACGCAGGCCTGAACCGCCGGCACCCCGATCGCCGTCTGCGCGGTGACCGATGGACCGGCGCCGCCGCCGCCGAACCAGTCGGCTAGGACCGGGTCGCGGGGATGCGTGGTGTTGACAGTCTGTCGCTTGAAGATGCGATCGATCAGACCCACAGCATGCCCCCGCGCTCCAGGATGCGCTCACTGGTGATCAGGTTCACCCCCTTCTCGGGCACGGGGTTGCGCGCCATCAGCATGAAGGCATCCAAGAGCGCCACCACCGGGTCGATTTTGGCACGGCCTGCGGCCTCTTTCGTGATCATGATCGCCGACCCCCTTTGTTCGACCTTGGCATTGCCCATGCACCAGTCCATCAGCGGCTGGCCGCCATGGCGCAGCGTGCCGTCCTTCAGTTTCCGTTCGGCGCCCCAGATCGCGGGCGACAGCCGCGCGCCCTGCCCGATGGCCGCCATCTGCTCATCCGCGACGCCGCGCGCCACCAGCTCGTCGACCAGCGCGCCGACCCCGTAGGGGTCCAACCCGATGCCGCCCTTTTGCGGCAACAGGTCGGCGATCAGCAGCTTTTCCACCACCTCGGCGACGCCCTCGATGTCGCCGGTCGGGTCATCCTCGGACAGGATCGTCAGGTCTCCGTCGCGGGCGAAATCCTGCAGCCGCGCGGCGATCTCCTTGCGCCGCCGCAGCACCTCGGGATGTGCCCAGGCATGCACCCAGGCCAGCCAGGCGCGGGTCTCGCGGCAGCGCCCGATCACGCCCACCGCCATCAGGTCATCCAGCCCGCCGCCGTCGATCCCGGCCACCGCCACCTCGGCGCGGTCCAGGATCGCCTCCAGCGTCAGCCCGGTTTCCGCCGCTGCCTCCCAGTATTCCGCCGCGATCCAGCCGGCCCCCAGGCCGACGCCGATCTCGACGTTCAGGTGCAGCGAGGCGAACAGCGCCAGCGCCGCCGGGCCATCCTTTTCGGCCTTGCGGAACTGTTCCTGCAGGTACTTGCGATCGACCGACACCCCCAGGTTCGGGTTGACCACCTGCCACAGTGCCGGATCGCGCCAGGCCTTGCTGGCCTGCATCTCTTCCGGGAACTCGTACAGCATCGGCAGCAGCGGCGCCTCTTCCTCGCCGTCGCGCACCCGCCGCGCCCAGTCCAGCTCCTTGCGGAACTCGCCGGCCGGCGGGTCCTTGGATTGTGTCGTGATCGTCAGCAGGAAGCCCTCGGACCGCGCGGCAAAGCCGCCGCGCAGCTCGGCCATGATCTGCGCCGCCCGCGGCTTGGCCCCCAGCACGTGCATTTCGTCGATCAGGATGCCGCTGGCCTTGGACCCGGTGACGATGTCGCCATCGGCCGAGACGATGGCCAGCACCGCGCCGGTGTCCAGGTGGACGATCCGCTTCAGGTGGTCCTGCACCTGGAACAGCCGCTCGATGTCCGGATCGGCGCGGATGATGCCCTTGACCGCCCGGAACGAATAGTTGGCGATCTGGTGCGAGGCGCTGATCAGGTAGAACTCGGCATCGGGCCGGTCGTTCAGCAGGATCGCCACCAGCATGATCGCCGCCGCCGTGGGCGTCTTGCCGTTCTTCTTGGGGATCAGCACGAAAAACTCGCTGATCATCCGCGCCCGGGTGGCCGGGTCATAGGATCCGAACAGCGCCTCGACCAGGTCGAACTGCCAGGCGCTGCAGATCTCGCCAAACCGGGGCTTGTCCGGCATGTCGGGCATCCGGAACCGCTTGAACAGCGCCAGCGCCTTGGCCGCCGAGCGTTCGAACAGCGGCAGGTCCGGCACCAGCGACTCGCCCGCCATCAGCCGGTCCTGCCAATCCGGGCAGGCCGTGGACCAGTCGCGCGGCATGGCGGTCATCTCAGTGCGGCCCAAATCCCGGTTTCAGCAGGTCGTCGCCATCGATCGCCTCGGCCGCTGCGCGCCGGCGCGCCTCTTTCTTGCCCACCGGCTGATCGTCGCCGCTGGCCTTCATCTTCTCGCTCAACAGGTGTTTGTCGCGCCGGTCGATGACCTTGGCCAGTTCCTTCATCGCCCCGGTGTCGCCTTCGTTCGCCTTGGCCGCCAGAACCTCGGCCCGCCACAATTCGAACCGCATGCGCTGCATGTCACGGCGCTTCAGCTCTGAAAAATAATACTTGCGCAGCGTCGGCAGGCTGACTCCCAGCCCCAGGGCGATCTCCTTGTCGCTGTACCCCATCGCCAGGCCCATGATCACGCGGTCGGCGTTGCTTTTGGACCACCGATGCGCAGGCCGCCCACGCCGCCCTGACGGCAGCGTCACGATGTCCCCAAACAGGTCCTGCACCAGCTTTTCATCACCCAAGAAAAAAATCTCCACGTTTTGGGGAGGCGGTCTCCC